CCAGACTCGTCGCTAGCAGTGCTAGATATAGTTTCTCCGGCGGTAAACGTACCGTTCGGTATGCTAACGGTTATCGTAGTAGAACTCGGTTTTGTGAGCACCGTAGCCGTAGCGCCGCTGGTCTGCCCTGTTATTGCGTTACCAACAACAAGATTAGTAGAAGCGCCTACCGTGGCCGTTATAGTGCCGAGGGGGTATTCTGCCAGACCAGACACAACCGTCTGGTTAACTTGATTTATAGTCCATCGGTTGAGGCCGCGATTGGCCCAATCCGCAAAAAGAAAGTTTAAGGATCGACGCGCAGTAACCGCATCGTACCCTGTACGAAACTCAGAGCCGCAGCGTTCAAACGCTTCCTCAACGTAATCTGCTACACTGGGCTCGAAATCCTTAGATCCTGAAACCGCCATTGAACCAAAAACCTTTCACCTAGCCCCAAAGAGCGGTTTTTACAGCAACTCCTAAATGACCAAGGACCAACAGTCCAACCGCCCATAAAACCCTTTGTATGCCATCTATAGCTTTTTGCAGATGGTGTAAATCGTTACCTTTTATCGTATCAAGCTTCTGATCTAGAAGCCTCAACTCCCCACGTATTTCCTGAATAGCTAGTTCATTTTTGTGGGAAGGCTCGACCATTGTACTAGTGCTGCTTCAAGCAGTGCAGAACAATAGAGTACGTATCGCCGCTACTGTGACCTACAGTTGTAAGTTGGATGTCTCCGGTTTTGCCTCCGGAGGCAGCAACGTTCGGTAGTCCACTGAGTTCGCTATAGTCTAAAGTATCCGAGTAATCAGCCGGAAGTTCGGCTGCTATAACATCCGTAGTGGCGTCCCAAAGAAGCTTCACGCCCATCCCAACGTTTGTAAACGTAATTCGTTTAATCCGGACGCCCGTGCAAGCAGTTCCGTCCTGCAAAGCTGAGAGTTCCGATACGTCTACTTTAGTCACGGCGCTTTCGCCCGTTCCATCGCTGGTATTTGTCAAATAGAACACAGCTTCTCTGGGGCCGTCCATTACCGTGGTTGCAGTTACTGCATCAGCCATTTGATCCTCCTTAAAAGGGAGGAGTTTCCCCCTCCCTTATTCAATTACGCAACCTGAACGTATTCAATAATGAACGTAAAGGATCCAGCGGTAGTCGCATCCACGGTGTTGGTGATGTTGCAGTAAATGGTCCGCTCTGCCGAGGTGTACTGAACAGAAGCAGGAGCGGTGGTCGCGTCCTGGGTTTGAAGAACCAGTGAAGTAACGGTCACGTTACCTACAACAACCGTAGTGCCACCGTCTAGAATTTCGTCAGTCTGAGCCGCAACAATTTGAGCGCCAGAGCTAGACGTTCCGACTTCGTACCCGATGTCACCAGTCCCAATCGTAGGGGCTGTGGCACAAAAAATCTTGATGTCAGTGATGATTGTATTGGCGGGCTGTGTAAACTCACCAATAGCTGGGCTGTCACCCGCCGTGGTGTTGACAGTAACACCGGTAGCAAAACCGACATGTTTGACATACTTGTCAGTGACAATGCCCGTCGAAGCAACATCAAAAACCGTGGTCTCCGCGCCCGTTCCAGCGGCTACGTTGATTACCTCAAAGCCGTTCTCAGAGCGAACAGGACCGTTAAAAGTCGTATTAGCCATTTGAGTTCTCCTTACAAGAGTGTGCCCTAGAGTCTTTGTAAGCGTCTGCTGGGACAGTCGCTAGGGCTATAATTCCCAGAAATAAGTTGGGGGAGGGTCTCCCCTCCCCCCAGTCTTATGCGGCTCCGGGGGAGCCGAAGATGCCGCGTGGATCAGAGAACCCGAACGCATAGCGTTCGCGAGCCTTATACCTCACGTTACCCGTGTCGAAGTCGCCTTCCATAGAAGTCCGCACGGCTGTCCGGTTAAAACCTTTCATGCCGTTTGGCGCGTCTGTGATAATGAAGAACGCATCCGTGTCGTTGAGGAAGTGGTTAACGGCGTAACCTTCAGGAAGCATTCCCATGTTCCTAATGGCGTTTACGTCATTATCCGCACTACCGGGCCGAAGAGTGGACTCAAGAAGACGATCCGCAGTGAACTGAAGTTCTTTTGGAATAATCAGCTTCATGCCGCGAACAGCTACTTTGAGGCCGCGCTCATCTACAAAACTAGCAATATCAATGAGAGACTGCTCTAGGCTTGTCTCGTTAAGATCTGCCGCTGTAGTAAGCTCGTTACGGAAAGTGCTGCCGTTGACAAGAGGATGTGCCGTAGAACATAGCTCTACGCCATCTCCACCCGTGAAGCTGCTGTCAAACGCATTGTTAAGAACCGAAGCGGCCTTAACTTGTTTTGTCTGACTCATGCTACGGGCAAGAGCCCTCGTATACCGGCTCGCGAGCCGATCATAGAGGTTGTCCTCAACCGCTTCTTCCGTAATTGAGAAAGCAAGCGCGATAGTCTCCATCGTGTAACGAGCAGTGTATGCTTCCTGCGCGTCATCGAAAGATACTGCACTTCCTTCGCCCTTAGTCGGTGCTGCTCCAAAACCACTGAGCATCACTTCCTCTTCAAAAGCACGATCCGAAGTCTCCATCGTGAAGATTTCTTCGTGCTCACGATCATACTGATCGTACTCCATTCCGAACAATGCGTTCAGGCCGGGTTCCAACTCTTTTACAAGTTGTGCTCTACTGATAGCCATTTTTCAAACCCTCCTATACGCCAGTGGTTGAAGGTGTGCCCGCAGCAATGGACCCAACCGGGGCATTGAAGGGGTTGTTCAACCGTACGATTGCAGGAATGCCAGCAGCAGTAAAATCCTCATTCATAGAATCTTCCAGCCAACCCATCAGCCGCAGAGTAAGGCTGTTCGTGGTGGCTAGAGTGCTGACGGCGAGACGACCATAGGAAACGCCAGAAGTATCACTACCCGTGATACCCGTGGACAAACTAGCGTTCAAAAACACGCTTGCACGGGCATTTGCTTTGCTAGTAATCGACGCATCCGTTGCAATTACATACAACTGATTAGGGTCATCGTTAATGAAGGCTTTTACTGGATGGTTGCTGTCCGCTCCGGACCCAGGCCAGTAGTTACTCCAAGTTGGTTTTCCAGTGGTGCTAGAGACATACTCGCAACCTTGAAAAACGCCTAGATGACTGACAGAACCACCAGCCGCATTAGCGGTGTGGTCAATAAATCCCGAAGCAAGGGGGATTACAACTTGACCGTGGTAGATTTTGTCAGAGTTATCTGAAGCGATTTCATAAGGAGTATAACCCGTAAGACCAGTGGAATTGGCTCCCCCGCCCAGTTTACTGAGCGGACGGAGGCCAAAGCTTCCGTTCGTGTTTGCCATTTCTCATGCTCCTCAAAGCAATGGGGTTAAAACAGTAGTCCCCAAGTCATTCGACTTTAGGGCCTCCAAAAGTAACACGCGATTGGCGTTCAGGTTTCTGAATCGCCATCGAATGATGCTGGGTCTCTTTCATAAGATCGTTGTCTACAGCCTGCATCGCATCATCACTCATTTGATTGAAATACGAATTACGCTCTTCGACAATCTCCAATGGAATACGAGCCAGCAACAAACCGCCCACGCCAAATACTCCTTCGTATTTGCCAGTATCCAATGTGGGTGCTTCAAAATCCGGATACTCTTCTTTCCGTACCAACTCCCACCCTTCTCTCATGCGGGCAGATATGTTCTTACGGTCGTCAAAGCCTCGAACTTCGGAGCGAATCCACCTGTGGACATAGCCTTCTGGCGGGTCGGGTGCATCCAATAAGGATGGGGGTCTCCAAGGTTGCCTACGGGGTTTGGCCGCTCGGGTCTTAGAGGCGCGAGGAGCCCGATCAATTTCTCGTTCAGACATCACATTCTCCTAGCGTTTGTGTTTCGCGTACTGATCCAGAGGAACCCCAAGTTTTTTTGCAATAGCAACTTCACTTGGAGATAGTCTGACTGTTTTGCGCCCGGAAGATCCAGAGCGAGTGGCAGAAGCTACGGACTGTTGTGGTCGGCGGCTAACTGTAGTCGAAGAGTTTCCATCAAATTTATGGGGAAACGCTTCTCGCATTCTTGCGTCTACTTCATCGTAATACTCCGTAGAGTCTGTGTCAAAGCCTTCTTCCTCTACAAGTTTCTTGTGGATTCCAAAGGCTGCAAAAGTCATGGCCTCGTCTTCGCCGAACCATTCGTTCCGGTCAGCCCACGCAACAGCTTCCGGATCAGGTCTTGTGGGGGCTTGAGCAGGCTGCTGCGTCTGCTGGTGTTGCTGTGCAGCTTGAACTTGCTGGGCTTGCTGGGCTTGCTGGGCCTGCTGCTGCTTTGCGGTTCTTACGCGCTCTTCTTCGATGGCTAACTGTGCCATCTTCTGGTTAAGCTCTACTTGAGCAGCGGTGTCGCTAGTCGCTATGGCAGTTTCTAGATCTTTAGCCAGAGATTCTGCTTGCGTTGCAACCCGGTCTCCGTATTCCGCAACATAACCCTGATCTAGGTTCTGTACCCTGTCTTTAAGCTGGTTGTTCTCAGCTTGGACGTTTTTTGCATACGCAATAGCCGCTTCTTGCTGACGTTCCGCCTCACGAGCTTTTTTAGTAAGCTTGTCTATGCGCTTTTTGACATTCTTACTGTAGTTCTCGTGCTCTTCAGAAGATTCCTCCAGTTCTCCTGGTTCTTCTGTTTCGGGGGAGGCGTCTATTTCAACGTCAATCTGACTTCCTGAGTCAGGTATATCAACGACTAAGTCGTCTTGGTTAGTCTCTGGCATGGTAACTCTCCATGTTAAAAGTGCAGGATATCATCCGGATCCTGTATAACGGCTATGACCTCATCGTCATTCAAAACGCGAACTTCGCCACCGTCTATCTTAAAACGAGCGCCCGCATATCTGCCAAAAATAATCCAATCACCCTCTCGGCACCAAGCGCCACTGGGGAACTTGCCCTTGTCATCATAAGCAAGAGGACCGGTTTTAAGTACATAACCACATACCGTAGCTACAGATTCCCGGTCCACAACAGAATCTGGGAGGAGAATGCCGCCTTCTGTGCGGCCTTTCCCGGCATAGGGGAGAATAAGAAGACGCCAGCCGGTAGGTTCCGGCAAACGTCCTAGAGTTTCTTCGGGAATTTTGGAGGGGTCAAGAACCCGTTCTTCAGGTTTTACGTAAGCTTCTTTGATCGACACGAGGTTGTCAGCTTGAGACTTTTCAGACATTAGTCCGCCTTTTCTAAGATTTCTCTCAACTCCTGTCCTATATAGTCTAAAGACTCCACGTTGCCAACAAGTTGTTTGTA